TCATACTTCCTTCTCGATGCGGGAGATGTATTCTCTTGCCTCCTCCGGGGTCATGCTTTTGGGGGCAACGTTCATCTTGGCATCGATTTCGATTTGCTCGCCCAGCCCCTCCTTGCGTCCGAGCGTGCCGATGATGTACCTCGTCATACCTGAGTCGGGAGGCGTTATCCATCCCACCTGCCTTGTCTTCCCGTCAGGGTCTTTCACCACGTCTGGTATGCCGCGGACGAGGATTCTCGCGGATGCCAGTGCCTCGTCGAGGAATGCTCCCCTTGCGTCGTCAAGAGCCACCTTGTAGTCGGGATTGTCGTTCATCCAGTTATAGACGGTATGGCGGTACACGCCAAAAGCCTTTGCGACGAGGGTGACGTTTCCTCCCGCCTTCATCATAGCCTCTGTAAACTTGTCCAATGGTGGTCTCATTGCGTGCGCGTAGTGATTGTGTTATTCTGTATTCATCCGCTGGTCGATTATCTGGTCAAAAACCTCGCCCTTGACGTACTTCTCCCCGCCGCCGAATCCGTACTTCTGCATGAAGGCAACCTTTGCCTCAGTGCTCCCAAAGGTCAGCACCACGTTCACGTCGATTACCTGTGCGTCTCCGTTTGTTGAGTATTCCTTGATGGCCTTGCGCAGGTCGTTCGAACTGTCATAAATTCTGCCGCCGAGTTGGAGCAGTTCCTTGTCGTCGTCGGTCATCTGTTCCTCCTCATCGTCACCAGATGCCATGTCTATCTCCACTCCGAGCAGTCCAAGGTCAGGCAACTCGAAGCCCGTGTAGTCAACCTGGATGTCGGTGGTCTCAAAGATTTCTGCGAGGAGGCCCGGGTCATACTCGCCCATGGCCTTGGCGTTGTTGAAGAAAAGGTTCTGCTCCATCTCCTCCGTCGCGGAGAGGTCAACCATTGCCACGGTGATGGCATAGTCCTTCTTCCGCTCCAGGGCATCAAGGATGGCGACGCGCTGGTGTCCCGACACGATGTTCATGGTGCGCTTGTTCACCACGATGGTGTCGAGCAGCCCGACACGCTTGATGTTATCGCGCAGCTTCTTCTTCGCTGCGTCTGAAATCCGACGGGGATTGTACGTGGCACCCTGGATTTGGTCTCGGGAAATGGTCTTTGTCTCGAATTTCTGATATTTAGTGATTTCCATATCTTGCTTCTATTAACGGGTAGTCCCTGATGATTTTCTGGTAGTCGAGCGGATAGTGCTCCTTGATGAAAAGCACCGTCTCTTCTCTGAGGTTCACGCCCGACGAGGGGCGCTTGCTACCGAGTTTCAGCGGTTTCGGCAGGTTGTGGATGTTGATGTAGTTGAGGCAGTCCGAGTTCTTCCAGCAGACAATGGGATAGTATTTTCCGAAGTCCTTGTGAATCTCCGACTTCGCCGCCTTGTTGAAGATGCCCCGACGGACAAAGGAATCCGCAATCTTCATGCCATAGACCACGACATCCGTTGAGTACTGCATTTTCAAATGGTTCTCATAGTCTTTCAGGTCGAGGATTTTGAGCTTGGGCATCATCTTCACGTCAAAAGTGCCGTACTTCTTCCAGCGGATGCGGTCGCGGTGCGGCAACTGCACAATCTCGGTGTTTGGATAGGATTGCGCCCACCTGAAGAACGGCTCCACGATGTTGAGGTTCTTCACATGGTAGAGATAGACAAGGACAAGTTTTTTGAAGTGCGGCGAGAGAAGGTCGAGCAATACGATGCTGTCCTTCCCCGTCGCACTCCAGAAAAGCAGGCAAGTGTCGCTTTGGCTCGCGGCCTCAGCGATTGTCGCCATAGTCCTTTGCATGGTCAGAGCGTCCATCAGTCGCCGCCGAATGCTGCCACGAGGTCTTCGCGCTTCTGCGTGGTGTTGCCGAATCCCGCACGGCGGCCGCGCTGCACTTTGTCCATGTTCACGTCACGGGAGCCTCTTCCCCGTCCAGACTGTTGGGCTATGGTGCGTCCCGCTCCGGTCACACGCTCAATCTGTCTTTGCAATGCTGTTGGCATAACTCATAAGATTTTTATGTTCTACACTTTCCTCGACTGCTCTCTTATCTTGTATTCAATAACTTTGCCCAAGTTATAGACCACCTGCTCAGCCCAGTAATCCTCGCCGTTGTAGTCATAGACGATGGGCTGCCCCTTGTCGTCAACGAGGACTTGTGTGAATGCCGACCTCACCTCGACGAGAGCGGTGTCTCTGTCTTTAGCGTAACCGACATAGAAGCGGATGGCATCGTACTTCACGGGAACGCAGCAGTCGTTCTCGTCAAGGACAAGCTGCCCTTGGTCATCGAACTGCACATACTTGCGCTCGTTTGTTGGTCTGATTTCTCTGAACTCTTGCACCTTGCGGCCTTGGAGGATGGCATCGAAGTAACGCTGCTTGATGATGAGCGTCAAGATTCTCATGCCTTTTTCATTGTTGGTCTCTTGCATATTGTTCTATAATTCAATTACACTGCAAATATACATAATTTCAAGTAAATACGCAAATATATTAAAGTATTTCTTTCTCTCCTTTGACAGGTACAAAAAAGAGGGAAGGAATTTGAGTCCCACCCTCAATTTTCATTCATTGGTTTTCTTTTACTTCGTCACAGAGATTAAAGGCACACCCAACACTGTTGAAATCCTCGCCAGTGTCGAGAGCGTGAAATTGTGCCCACCGCCCAGCCATCTTGACACGGCTGCAGGGGAAGTCTTTAATGCGGCAGCAAGGTCTTTCTGCGTCATACCCTTCTCCTTCAGTGCATCGTCAATCTCGTCAGCAATATGGAATGACCACTCCATCTGCTGCCTTAAATCCCGAGGGGTCTTTTCGACTGCCTCGTGGAAATGCTTTGCTCCTGCTACGTCTTTTTTCATATATCGTACTCTTTATTGTCAGCACCTATTATCTCCGTTTTTTCAATGCGGACATACCCACGTCTAATATCAGCCTTTAGCAATGCGTCAAGTTTCTGCAAATTGATTACATATCCATTGAGGACGGGGTCTTGCTGGACGGTCTGAGTGGTTTTCACGCCACCATTACCGACTATCAAAACGCTATCGGACAATCTTAAGCAGTATAGGCGAAGGGAGTTCTTGTAGGTCGGCAGTGCAACAACGTTGTCACTCATCTTACCCTCGGGACGGAAGTTGCGCTCCGTGAAACCACGCACATTCATCATGAGGTCTATTTGGGTGAGGATTTGCTGAAGGTCTTTGCTGCGCTCTGCATCATTGATGAACTTATTGTAGAAGTTATCAAACTCTGAAACACCTTCGCCTTCAAAGATGATGGTGAACAGCCCCGCTTTCTCCGTCTGTTCCACTGATAGAATTGTCGCCTTTGCCATAATATAATCGTTTTTGCTGATACAAAGGTACGAATAATTTTTGAAATAATTATCTTTTAAGGCAATTTTTTCTTGTAATTTGTATTATTTAACATCTGAGAAAAAGGCTTGGGAACAAAAGCTGCCCCAAGCCAATGGGAATGATTATGCTCGCGCACCATCACCCTCGAAAAATGAGTAAATTCCACAAATATGACCTTGTGGTATGTCATAATCCCATTTGGGGTAGATTTTAAGCTCTCCTGATGGCATTGTATATCTCCTCCTGATGTTTGTTCAAAGTATCTATCTTCATTCCGAACTCATTGTATGTGAGCTTGGCATATTTCACCACGTCCTCCAAGTAGGAGTTCGCGGTGATGAACATATCACGCATCTCCGCCACGGCGGTGTTGTTCCCTTGCGCGAGCAGAGCCATGTTGTTGAGGTTGGCGAGGATTAGGTCGGTGTTCAAGAGCATCAAGCCTGCCTTTTGGTTTATTCCCTCCCCAGCAATCTGGAGTGCGGTGAACCGTCCGTTCAGTTCCTCTGCGGTCTCTTGCCCCATTGACTGCCACCCCTTCTGTGATGCGCTCTGACTGAAAGCCTCAACGCCGTTGATTATCCCCGACTCCCTCAGAGCCTTTGTCTCATCGGCGGCATCTTGGAATATCTGGTTATATCCCTCACGCAAGGCATCTATCTCACCCTTGCTGATGTCCTTGTCACTATCATAAGCCTCGAACCATTGGTCGTACCATTCCTTGATTCTCTTCTTGTACTTCTCACCGATGATATTGTTCAGCACCATCGAGTTCACCATCTGCTGCCAATTCTCCTTCACATTCTCAAAGACATCCTCCGAACCATTGGCGAGGTCATTGAGGCTCGACATGAAGTTATCAAACACGCTGTCGAACGAAGTCCCCGTAATCTGCTCTTTGACTTGCTTCTGGATGTCCTCTATCTTCTGCTCGCCGTCGATGATTCCCTGGAGATATTTCTGCGTCTCGTCGTTGAGCTTCGCCCAAAATTCAGGAGCCTGCTCCTGCAATTTCCTCAGCTCTTCAGCCGAGAGGGTGAACAATCCCTCAAGCCTTCCACCCAGACCTGCATAGTTGTCGGTGGTGCGTCTCAGTGCTGCTGCCACATCGGCCCAGTCGTCGCTACTCATATTCTTGCGCTGGCGCACACCCTGTGAATGGGAACCCACGCTGGCTCCTGAGTTGAGCCACTCACGACCGAGGTTCCTGTATGCCTCAGTCTGCTTCTCGATGATGTCTATGGCCTCTTGTCCCGCCTTGGTGGCTTCCGGGCCATACGACATTTCGATGTATTCCTGCTTGCGGTCAATCAACGTGTCCCACACATCAATGAGGCGGTCATACTGCTCGACCATGTTCTCGTATGAGGAATAGTCAGCTCCGAACATTCCATCCAGAGCGTCCGCCACTTGGGAAATGCCCTTCACGGCCGACATGGCACCTCCCACGATGTCACCGCTCATCATCTGCGACACGCCCTGTCCGGCAGTCATCATTCCGCCAAGACCATCGATGGCGGAGGAGAACTTGCTGTCATCCATGCCGAAGATGTTGGCGAGGTCAGAGCCGAACTCCCTCAAAGCGGGAAGCGCATCCTTGATTGATGAAGCAATCTGGCCGAAGGCATTGGCCTTCTCCTCCTTGGTCTCGGCTTTTTTAAGCTGCGCGATGGCCTCTTTCATGTTGCCGATGAACGACTGATAAGGCGAGCGGTCTTTCAGTTCCCCCTTCAGTTCCTTCAAGCGGTCGGTGAGGTCTTTGATACTGACGTCGCCCTTGAGAATCATTTGTATTTCCCTTTCGGAAATACCGAGGGCAGCGAGCCCTTCTTTATCGGCATTTCCCTTGTGTCCCTCCATGTATTTGACCAAAGCCTCATACTTGTCAATAACGGCTTGTATGGCGACAACGGATTTCTTGGACGCATCGGCGAAAAGGTCGGCCATTCCCTGCGTGACAAGACCGAAACGCTCATCCACTTGCCGCAGTTCCTCCTCCTTCTGCCTGGCGAGCATCAGTTTTTCACCCTCCGTCTGAGCCTCGCGGGTCCTCTTGTCATATTCCTCGGTGATGGCCTGGCGCTGCTGCTGATAGTCCCCATATTGTTTGAGGTACTCGCGCATGGATGACTCTTCGGCCTCTTTCCTTTCTCTGAGCAAGCGTGCCCACCTTGCATTTTCCGTTGCGGTTTCTGCGTCTATCTGTGCTTGTTCGTCTTTGGATAGGGAGATTTGGAATATGCCGGACTTCGCCTGTGGGGTGTCAGCCCACACTTTGGTCTTGTCGGTGTTTGCCGCCTCCCATTCTTCCCTCATGGCATCAAGACGCTTCCTTTTCATTTCTTCTGCTCTGATGGATATGTTTTGCAGGTTGAGCCTATGCTGCTCTTTCTCCTCCTCACGCTGGCGTTCCCCCGAGTCCTTAATATTTTCTATTCGCTCTTTCTCAATGGCATCTTTAGTGGCTCTCTCTTGGTTGGCTTGGTCTTTCAATGAGTTTTGCTCCACGTCGAATTGCTCTTGCCGTTTCCTTGCTGCTTCTTCTGCTTTTCTATGGGCTTCATTCTCCGCTTTCCTTTCAGCGGCCTCCGCCTTTCTTTGTGCAGCGGCCGCCTTGCGTGCGTTCTTCTCCTTGTTTTTCTCAGCCTCGGCGGCGGCACGCTCCTTTTCTTTTTGCTTGCGGTCTGCTTCTGCTTGTTTCTGCTCGGCCGTTTTGGTGTACCCAACGGCACGCTCAGTAACTTCCTCCCTTGACATTCTCTTGCCGTTGACATTGAACTTTGTGGCCTTGGGATTGTTCCTGAGCATGGTTGTGAAGCTCTCCGCGAGCCTTCTTGTGTCTTTCAAGTCCAATCCGTTCATCCAACTTGGGATGTTGATTTCATCGTAGACTATCTTGACTCCAATAGTTGTATTGTTGTAGTTGTCGATGAGGCTTTTCAGCTCGGATTTCAGTTCGGAAACGGACATCTTGCTCAGTCGGCTTGCGTATGCGGAGCGGTCTGCGGCGTCTGTATATCCATCTATTGCATTTGCTCCTTGTTCCGTGGTGGCAATGGCGGTCTGCATGACGTTGTTCGCGTTGAGCACCTCGGATGCCATTTCTCCCAAGGTTCGCTGCATGTATGCTATTTTCGTGTCCGACAGCCCAAACTCCTTGCCGACGGCTGACACACGCCCTTCGAGAATGGCAAGGAAAGAGTGGAGTTGCTGCCCAGCCTCTTGAATTTCCGCCATCGACTTGCCACTTTCCCGGGCTCCGTCAAATTTATCCTTCAGTTCTCCGAGTTTGAGCAGGTCTTGTTCGCTGACGGCGAGTTGCAAGGATGCCGTGATGACGTTGGCATTATCACCGCCAATCTCGTCTTTCATGCTCCCCCATGCCTTTCCTATCGCCTTTTGGTACTCTTCGGCGAATGTCTGTATGGCGTTGGCTTTCTGCCGCTCGATACTCTCGGCGCGGATGGCGAGCATGAGGTCGTTGTGCTTATCGGTGAGTTCCTTGACCACCTCCTTCTCATTGCTCATCTTGGAGTCAAGCTCGGTTATCTCGATGCCGTACTCTTTGTATTTGGCGGAAAGTTCCTTTATTGCGTCCGTATGAGCCTTTGATGTCGGGGAGGTGTTCTGTATCGCCACCATCAGTGAGCGAGCGCCAGTGGTGGCTTTCTCGGCACTCTCCCCGAACTTCTCTGACACCTCTGCCACACTCTCTACGTTCTTCTTGAACAATCCGAAGGCTACGGCTGCTGCCGAGACAACGGAAAGGACAATCCCGAGAGGATTTGCCTTTGTTACGAGATTGAAGAGAGCCATGGCATCCTTTGCGCTGGTTACGGATTTGGCGAGCGACAAGAATGCGGACACACTCCCCGCCACGTTCATTGCTTTCTGTATCGCCACGACTGTTATAAGCGCGGCTTTGTACGTCCCGTAGGCAGTGGCCACCGAGAGGATGATTTTGCCAACCGTCTCGTAGTTCTCAACGAGCGTTGAGATGCCGCCAAGGGCGGTGTTGATAACGCCCTCAGATTTCTTCCCAAGGTCATTGAACATCATGTCCACCGCATCCTCGATATTTGAGATTTGTCCCGTGATGGTCTTTGATTGAGCCTCCATCAGACCACCGAATCTGCTCCCCTCCTTTGTCATGCTCACAATGGCTTGATGGAACACGTCAGAAGTGACCTTCCCAGCGGTCACGAGTTGCGGAACTGCTTCCTTAGTAACGTTCATCACCTTGGCGATTTCCTCGGCTATGGGTATTCCCCTGCCCTGAAACTGCCGAAGGTCTTGGGTGAACATACGCCCTTGGGTCATGGTAGTGCCGTAGAGGTAAACCAGGTCATTCAATGGGATAGACATTCCGGCCGCAATGTCACCGAGCCTCACCAGCATCTCGTTTACGTCCTCGGCCGCTGTCCCGTATGCCATCAGCGACTTGGCACCCGCCGCCACTCCTTGCAAGTCAAAGGGTGTTGTGGCTGCTGTCTTGACAAGTTGGCTCATCAGAGAATCTGCTTTTTCCTCATTTCCAAGCATGGTGGTGAAAGCAACCTCCAGTTGTTGGAACTGTCCCCTGACGCTCACCATTTGGTCGACGAACTGCTTAAGGCTGAATCCCGCGGCCAGTGCGGCAGCCTTTCGTTCGATGTTTTTGAAACATTGCTCTATGGAAATGCCTTGCTCCTCAATCTCTTTGGCAGTCTTTCGCAAAGAGGAAGTCATTGCTTCCATACCTTTTGAGAAATTTCTATCTTCAAGAGTCGCGACCCATTCTATATTTGGCATGGTAATTTATCATTTATGATTTGACAAAAAGGTTTGTTTAGGAAATCATCCAAGGAGATGCTGAGGCTTGATTTTTTCATGGTCGGACATGCTTCGCGTATCCACATTTCATTGGCCTTAATCCCAGCATAGGATAAGAGCAGAAGGTCTTCATCGTTGCAGTGTGCCATGAGGAAATCTGTCCTTAATCTCACAGAAGAAGGGCTGGCCTGCCCTCCCAAAGTGTAAAGGGCGACCATCTTACAAAAAGTATCTTTATGAGTTTTTATCAGTCTCAGATATTCCAAGAGGGGAAATTGGCACTGCATAGGCTCGCCGAGCTTTAAATCCGCTTGCATCCGTCTTATGATGTCGAGGACACAAAGCGGTAATGGTGAAAAGGACATCTGTTCACCGTCTATTCTAAATTCGATTGGTCTTATCTCTTTCATACTCAAAAAAGTGTTGGTTCTGTTTCTTCTATCCCGTACACTACCCTCGGCCTCCGTCTGTCTATCTTTTTAGTGGCGCTTATCCCGATGCACAGGTTGTCATTCGCGATGGCGCCAGCGTATTGCAGGCAGTCGAGGACAGTTTTAAGGCAGTTGTCAAGGTCATAGGCGTTGCTGCTCTCATAGACGATGATATGAAGCCTAAAGGGGCGGTTTATACCTTTGCCTCGATAGATTTTGCACTGGTCGTTGAAACTGCGTTCATACGCCCTTATTTTCTCATTCTTGATGATTCTTTTACCACCTTGCCCGTCGGGGACGGCTTGGTAGTTGTTGGCCTTGCCGATAGGCTGTCCCTGTATGGTCTCCCATATCAGGTCTGTTCTTTGTTCTTCATTATTCATTGTTATCCTTGTCTTAAGTCAATCGTTTCTTTCATCCCATTCTTTTATGTGGAATCCCGCTTTCCTGCAGTATTTCTCAAACTTCTTGCTGCGACTTGTGTTCCCATCATAGTAGATGACCTTGCGCTTGTTCCATTCCTCTGTCCGTGCATCCACGACGATGTACCCCCATTTCTTTTTTGCTTTCCACCTGCGTATAATTTCCCGTTTTGTTAAATTATTGTGGGGCAAGTGGTAGGCGGTACGCCTCGGCAGTCCCCATCTGTCACGCCTGCGCTCGCTCTCGATTATCTTTCTTTGTATTTCGCCATATCGTCGTGATAAAGCCCCTTTGTCCTTGACGATGCCCATCCGTTTGGCGAAGCGAATGACAGTGCTACAGCCTATCCCCATCATCTTGGCGATGACATCATTGTTGCAAACCGGATACCACTTACATAGCCACGCCGCCTGCTCCTCCGTCGTGACATAAGGAGTGCCCCAACTGGAGCTGCGCTCCAATGTGCCGGGGAATGGGTCTATCTTCATATTGTGATGGTCTTGTCTTTGTTGACCGTGATGAGGCCGAGGGACTGCATCCGCCTCAGTTGCTCTTTCATCGCCTTGGGAAAACTGTGGAAGTGTCCGCACATGCATGTGACGAGCACCTCCTCACTCACCCTCCCTTTGAATCTGCACCATTTGCAGAATGCTCTCAAATCATCATCCGGAATCTCTTTCATATTGTTATCCGTTATCCGTCTATTGACCAAAAAAATCAAGTTGCCGACTTTGAGGTGATAGAGCCTCTTCTTCAGCCCAAGCGCAAACAATTCCTTGGTGTCTTCTCCATAGAACCGCATGTGTAGCTCGTTCTTGAAGCGGGTGGCATCCATGGCTGACCCGTATTTTTCATAAAGTTTTAGGCAGAACTTCCACAGCTCGCGCCTTTTGGTTTTCTTATTGTCCTTGCTCATAATATTGTTATCTTCTCATCATCGGTTCGTATCAGATGTAAGTGCTCGCAGCGGTATAGCAGTTGGCGGGGATTCTCCCTGCCATAGAAGCGAGCCGTGAGTTTGGCAAGCAATCTCTTCTCGTTTGTTTCACTGTTCCTCCATCCGAAGTCATGGATGAAGTCTGCAAGTTCGTTGTCCGTTACCCTGTTCATAATCTTTTGCGTTAGAATGGACATCCCTCCAATTCGACTTTTTGCTGCCACTTTCGCACTTCCTCGGGCGACCAAAGCACCTCCAAATCGAGAGCCTCAACCAACTCCCCGACAGCTGGATTATTTGCCTGAACGGGAGCGATGACTTCCGCCGTTGAGTGCAGAGACACTTTGCTACGCTGTGAGGATTGTGCCACCAATGCCCTGAAATCTGCAATCTGTCCAGGGGGCAACTCTCGGCTTGTGCCGACAGTCTGCACCCGTTCTCTTCTCGGCTCATAAAACTCTCTGTAGTCTATCCATCTCTTTTCCGCACAATGGCTGTGCATACATTTATAGCCGACCGCGCCGTTAGGATGCTCAAATATCACGCTCTCACCACGGCTTCTACTGCTGTGCAGTTCGTGCCAAGGACAAGTGACGACGTATTGGATGCCGCCGTGTCGCTCTCTCATGTTGTAGGTGATGCCGTGAACGTCGAGCCATCCTAGCAAACTCCATGTCTGCGGTCCAGAGTATGTCCGCATGAATCTTGGCTGTAGGATTGGCGGGACGTAGGTCTTGCAGTAAACTTGCGCCGCCGTATTGATGTAAGGCTGTGGGTCGTATGACACGAATCGTTTGCGGGATATGTCTTTACATGATTGGTCGAGGTTAACACCATCAAGGGTAATAGGTTCACTTTCCCCCTCTTGCGTGAATGTGAAAGTCGCCTTCTTGAAATCTTGCACGATAGCCTCGTAGTGTTCTTCATGCCGCTCAGGGTCAGCAATGGGAATCATGGCGAACACGCCGAGACCGCTGACGGAAAGACCAGCGTAGGCGATGAAACGGCTCTTAGCAATCTCATGCTTGAAAGCCTGCCAATCGGTGATGGCGGGATTGTCCTTAGCGTCGATGTCGATGCAGATAACGCCGTTTTTCTCCTTAACGCTGTCTTTGCCTATGCCGCCGACAACCACCGCAGAAACGATACCTGCTGGCAAGGATAACTTTATTTGAGCGATTTTCTTCTTGTTCCGTTCTTTTTCTTCAAGTGTAGAACAGAGCGAGCGGATTTCCGTTATTTGCCGGATGTACCGATACTGCATTCTGGGGTCGATGAAGCCGCCGATGGTCTGCGTGAGGATGCCGTCCGCCAGTTCGTGTTGCTGCAATGTCACCCTACGGAGGCGGCTCATCTGCCGTGTGAATATGTTTGTCGTCTGTACGTCCATTATAATAATTTTATCGTGGTTTGGTGCAAGGTGCAAATTTGGTGTAATCGTGGTGCAAATGCACCCTTGGTATTTAGTGCAAAATTTTGGTGCAATCCTACACACCCCCATATATTTATATATGGGGTGTAGTGTTGCACTAAACATTGCTAATACCCTGAAAGCACATACTCACTACCTTTTGGTGCAACCTTTATTATCCCTTTCGCCTTGGCTTCGGAAATCCGACTTTTGGCGGTTCTTTCCTTACAATTTTTAATCTGCATAACTCTATTCATTATGTCCGTGCTTCGCATTGTCTCTGCTTCTCCAAAAGCGGCAACCATCAAATTCCTGAGTTCCTCCCGATTTGCTTCTGCAACTTCTTCGGCTTTGACTTCGGGTGATTGGCTGGCTGGTACTACGTTTCCTACTTCGTCAAACACAAACGCCACCTCTGGCGCAAGTGCGCTGTCATTGCTCTTGGTGTGTCTGATGATGTGCTGTCCTCCCTTGAACTCGACATCGAGTCTTGTTGTCGCCAATCGTTGCAGTTCTGTGCCAAGGGCATACCGCATGTTATCGTCTGACTTGTTCGTGTGCAGCATGGCAAAGACGGAAGCCCCTTTGTCGGCCAACCTGCGCATCAGGTCGGTGACGGGGGAATACTCCTTGTCAGGGTCTTTCGTCAAGTCAAAAATGCCGTCGATAACTATAGCATCGTAATTGTCAAGCTGTGCGAGTGCATCAACGAACAAGAGCCTATCCTCTGTGGTCTCTTGTCTCATCAGCGCAAAGTTCACGCCCACGTCCTCCAGACGCTTGGAGCTGTCTATGTTCGCCACACGTCTGAAAACGGACATCTTCTGCTGGCAGGTGTATTCTCCTTTCTCTGTATCTATCCACAAGACTTTACGACAGGGCGTTACACAGCGGATGCCAGCGAAGTCCGTTCTGCCGATGAGAACACCGACGAGAATGGCAAGGGCGGTAGATTTGCCCGCTCCTGCCTTACCCGAAACGGCGGTAATCTCACCGCTCGGCACGCATTCCACGCCCATGATGTTAAAGCGGAAGTTTGGCCGTGTTATGGTCTCGTCGAGGTCGTTGAACCACCCACGGCTCAGAAAAGACTTGAAACGCTCCTGCCATGTTTGCGGTGGGGTCTGCTGCTCAGTGCCTTGGGGCGTTTGGGCGGTTTCTTGGCTCATTTGGTCATCTAACGTCATATACGCGCGCGTAGAGTGTTACTTAATGTTCCCTTCCCCCAGCCTGTGAATGCGCAATCGGCTATAGTCATTCACATTGCCGAACATCATGGTTATCAGGTCTTCCTCTTCCTGCTGCTCTTTGGTTTTCTTGGGGGCGGGCTTCTCCGTGAAGTAGCCTGCGAGCCTTTGTTTGCCCAGCTTGTGCTCAAGGGCTTCGTAGAGTTTCTGGCTCATAAACCCGTCCCTGAGTGCTCTTTCTTCGACGTGGAGCGGAGCGAGCCCGAAATACTCTTGGCAGTCTCGCCAGCAGCGGATGTCTGCAAGCCGCCGATGGAACGGGTCTTTAGTTCCGTTGCTAAAGACTTCCTCCTCGAATCGCTGGCAGTCGAAGTGTGGGTGTTCTTCGTGTAAATATGCCATTGTCCCTGCTGTTAAATGATACATAATAGCGGCAAGAGCCACGATTTCGTCCTCGGTCATGGGCTTGGGGTGCTTCCGCTCCTGCTCGTCATTGACTTCCTTCGCCCACTTTATCATATCATTCCCGAACTGACGGGAGGCACGGCGTACGCTCTCATCCGAACCGTCATGAGGATAAAGCACTGCGGCAACCCTGTCCAGTTGCTCTAGTGTAAACTCTCTGTTAATCATTTCCGCGGACAGAAAGTCTCGCGTCTTTTTCTCGTCTTGTGTCATAATCTTTTTTTGTTATCCTTAATAATCTTCAAAAATTATTTCCTTGACCTTACGGCCTGTATCACGCTCTATCATGCGAATCCACATGGGGGTGTTATTCTCGGTTACCTTGGCTATCCTTTCTACATCGTCCTTTCGAAAGAAGGTGTATTTGGTTATCGCCACTCCCTCTATACCCAACCGATTTGCATATTTCCTGAACGTTAGCGGGTGGATTCCCACTTGCTGCGATGCCTCCTTGAGTGTCATGTAGTCGGGACTGCTGAGGTATCTTTTAACTCTTTCATCCATAGTCACTCAGAAGTTACTTCCTTTTTGAGCTTGTCAAGCATCTCCGCTGCAAGTCTTGCAGCCTCTGTGATGGCACGGCAGTTGTCCTTAGCCAGCTGAATATCGGCAAGGAAGGCAACCCCGTCGAAGTCGGCGCTGTCATAGTTCTCGGCTATACGCTTTATTATATTAGCGAGGTAGCCGCCGTTTTTCTTGATGACGCGGGGTACACCCAAGATGGTGCACTCGTCTGAGATAGTCATTTCTTCCATGTTTACATTATTTATTATTATTCACAAACCTGTCAAGTTCGGATTGGGGGTAGTACACTCTACCCCCACAGTGTTTGGGATGCAAAAGGCCGTACTTGCCGTAGTTGTCGAGCGTGGGCAAGGACACACCTAACTGCTTGGCAGCGTCAACACGCCGTATGAGTGGGTCAGGCTTTGGCTGGATGGACTGATAGAAGTCCTCCATGCGTTTCGCGACTGCTCTATCCACCATTGCCTCGATGTCTGCGAGTGTTGCCCCTTGAATGAGGACTGCGTTTGATGAAATGTCTGGCATAAATTAAATATAACTTTAAAAATATGTCGCAAAGATATTGATTTAAATCAATATCTCCAAATTTTTAAGCCATAATATTTTCGTAACTTACTGATATTCGTACTTTTGTATCGAATAATATTTGATGACCAAATATATTATTCGTACTTTTGTATCACTTTTGTTATATGCAAATAGATGGCAAAAATAAGCGGAAAGACGAATGTCCCTCCGCTCCTTGTCGGTTTCCCGCTTACCTATTTCTTCAACAACAAGTCGGTCAGCTCTGCAATCCTCGCATTGAGCCTCGCTATTTCATCTTGTTGCCTTTTCACCACCTCGGCCAATGCCCTCACCCCAGATGGCTCTACTTGTCCCCTTGGGTTAATTCGCCGCACCCTCCTTGGAGCCCCCAAGGCATTTTGCACAGGGTTTTCATCCCTGAATCGGGAGACCTCCTTCTCGCCGAACATATCGACGAGCCTTCTATACTGAGATTCTTCCAATTCGAGGAGTTTGTTTTCCATCCGGCTGACAAACGACTGGGTGCAGCCGAGGATGCCCGCAAGGTCGGACTGGAGCAGATTATGCTCCGCCCGGAAGTCCTTCAATCTGACGTATACCATACTCTTTCTATCCAAGGGTTCATGGCTGCTCCACCTTTATGGCGATTGCTTTCCCGCAGTGCGGGCAGACAACCATCGGGGATTCTTTTCCGTCAGACCTTGTGACGGCGAACAAATCACGAAACTCCACGTCCAAGGCTTTCGCAATGTCTATGAGGACATTCACCGAAACGCCCTGCTCTGAATTCAGCACGTTGGCAATGTATTGGGGAGACTTGCCCATCCGGGCGGCCAGCTCTTTCTGCGTCTGTCCACGCTCTTTGAGGATTTCTTTCACCCTCAACCTGAAAATGTTGTTTTCTGTTTTCATGGGAACAAATTTTTAACTTAGTGCAAAGATAAGGAATATTTATCAAGTATAGTTATTATGTTTACTAATTATTGTTAAATACATTTAAGATATGTATTTTTGTTTGCAAAATACATAATATAACTATATCTTTGCAGTACAATTAACATGTTTCACTTCTTAAACCTTATTTAATATGAAATCTTTAAACGAAGAAATCAACGACATCATGAAGGCCGACATGAGCGACCGCCGCAAAAGTAACCAACTTTTGAAATTAGGCCTATCAAAAAGAGATGTGAAGGTTTTGCTTTCAATCAAGGCCATTGTACCGGGCGACTTCGATTTTTCAAAATTGACATTTGGCATTGAAATCGAATGCTACAATTTCGCCCGCCAACAACTTATAACCGCCGCTTCTGCAAATGGCTTGCAAGTTAGAAGCGAAGGTTACAACCACGAAGACAACGACCACTATTACAAAATCGTTTCTGATAGTTCTATTTCGGGTGTAAATAGCCAAGAAGTTGTAAGCCCGATTCTCAATGGCAATAACGGCCTTAATAGCCTTAAAACGTTGTGCAATGCGCTTGCAAGCATCGACGCAAAGGTTAACCGCACTTGTGGCCTTCACGTTCACATCGGTGCCGCAAACATGAGCGACGAGCACTATTGCCGTCTGGTTCGCAACTATCAAGCCATCGAAAAAGCCATCGACTCTTTTATGGCACATTCAAGGCGCGCAAATAATTCGCAATGGTGCTATTCACTTCAAAACATCGACTTCGCCAACTGCATGACCAAACGACAAATTGCAAGCGCAATGCACTTTAACCGCTATTTCAAGGTTAATGCGGTTGCCTACGACCGTCATCAAACCATTGAGTTCAGGCAGCACCAAGGCACCACCGACTATGAGAAGATAAGCCATTGGGTTAAGTTTCTTGCCGCTCTCGTTGAGTACTCTTTCAAGAACGAATGCCCAACATGCACTACGATTGAAGAGATACCATTTCTCAATGATGAAGAGAAAGTCTATTTCACCACCCGTCGTGCTGCGCTCAATTAAAGAGCGCGCACGGCACGTTTTAGACCGCCCACAATCGCTTCAATCCGCTCAAGCGATAAATGTACTACAAACCGCCCAAAAGCGCGACACGGCGCGCAAAAAGGGCATTTCAAGAACTTCAAAAAACATAGTTATGAGATACGGCAAATGTGTTAATTGCGCTTTCTTTATTAGAAGAATGGGCTATTGTTTCAAACGCGACCAAGATGCAAGGCCACATGGTGGTTGCAACTTGCATATGACAAAATATGAGGCCGAAAGAGAGGCCTATTTAAGAGAATCTGATAACGACATAAACGAACAAAACGACTAAAACAATGTGCGTAATTTGCTACATACCCAAAGGTACACCAACACCCCCAAAAGAGATAATAAAGACCATGCGCTATGCAAATCCTCATGGCATGGGCATGGTCACGCCGACCGACTACTATAAAGGCATGAGCATTGAGATGCTTCTGCGCCACCTGAGAAACCGCGACATATCCCAACCTTGCCTGCTGCATTTCCGGCTCGCCACGCACGGCAGCATAAAGAGAGCCAACTGCCATCCCTTCCATGACCATGAGAGTGATACCTGGTTCATGCACAACGGCATCCTCAACATCGACCCGATTGGCGACATGACCGACAGCGAGACGGCTTTCCGTGAAATCCTCGCGCCAGAGATTCGTGCCCACGGCCTCAGCTCCGATGACCTGAGCTATGCAGTGAAGAGCGTAATTGGCAACTCCAAGTTCGCCTTCCTCCAGGGTGATGATGTGAAGTTGTTCGGCGACTATCAGCGGTGGTGCGGCTGGTGGTTCTCCAACCTCCGCTTCCGGTGGTGGCTCGGCTGCTGAGAACGATTTGAGAAGTGAAATATAATCCCTTTGGGCTGCTCCGCAGTGATGCGCGGCAGTCCTTTTTTTGCCCATGCTTTAATGAAAGGCAGGTGAGGATATGCGACAAAATTCCGAAGGTACTAAAAAGATGTTTGGTTATCAAATACAATTAGGCGGAGGATATGCGTAAAGTATTTGGTGCCTGGAAAAAGTACGAAAGGAGTATTTGATGACCAAATAGTCTGTTCTGAGGATTAAGGGCAAAGTATTTGGTGCGCAAATAGAAAAAACCGACGAAGATAAAAAAACTCCGTCGGAATTAAATGTATGTTCTATAGATTGTTTTTTATATTGTCTTCGCCTAATATGACTGATATTGCTGCCCATATAGCTTTTTCCTCCATGTCGTTTTTGTAAGCATCAGGACCCTTGAGCCTATCCCATATAAGACCGTCTTCATTTCCACTTGGCGTATAAAAACGATAACGTTCCATATTATTCTTGCTTTCTTTAATAAACGTCAATTTTAATACGCTGCCATCTCTAAAAAACAAATCAGCTGTTGAATCACTTGTGTATTTAAGACCTCCTATGTCAGTCACTCCATACTCATTTCTGTAATCATGTTGCAACTCGAATCCTACTTTCCCTTCAATGGTATATACATGCAATCTACCATCTTGGGATTCCCAAACACCTTCGAGAGGAGACGATTGCGTGCATGATATGAGAAGCACACAAGACATTATAATCAATAGTTTTTTCATAATTTAAAATATTAGGTTAGCATAAACAAGTAATAACTATTTTGGTGTAGTGTCATCCTCCACAATCCTCAGCTGTGCGCCGCAGTGGGGACAGACGAGGCGGGATGAGTAGTAGGCATCATATTCGAGTTGGTGCTTGACGACCTCCTCGTCCTCGAACAGCCGCCACAGCGGGACACCGAGGATATTTGCCGCCTTCTCCAGATTGTCAAGAGACTGGGTCTTCCCCGTTATCATGCTGCTGACGGTGACGGTGGTCACTCCCATCGCTTTGGCCAGTGCGACGGAGGTCATCCCTTTCTCGCCCATGATTTCTTTCAGTCTTGTCACCATAAAGCTTTCCTTTTATTGTTGCGAGCACAAAGATAAAGGAATATTTCTACAAAAACACCAATATTAAAGATTTTCTTTGTTAAATAATCTAAATAGACAAACTTTTCTTTAATATTATTTTGAAATAATAAAGATATTCTTTATCTTTGCAGTACAATTTTATTATTTCATCTTTTAATACACACGTTTATGAGCACACAAGTTAGAAACCAGTTGAGAGACATCATGCTTCAGGCATGGTCTTTCGTCAAGAGAAACGGCATGAGCATGGCCGACGCAATGAAAGTCGCATGGCTCAATTATAAGGTTCGCACCGCAATGGCCAGCCGCATCGTGAAGTTCTATTTCATCAAAGTTTCGGGTGAAATACGCGAGGCATACGGCACGTTGAGAAGCGACATGGTACCGCCCACAAGCGACAACGACCACCGAAAGAGAAACGACACATTGCAAGTGTACTACGACACCGAGAAAGCCGCTTGGCGGTGCTTTAAGCGCGCTAATTTACTTCGCATGGCATAGCACAACGAAAGAAGCGCACACGAGCCATTAAAACGTGAATGTGCGCCTTTATCCAATCAAACCATACATCATCGGACATGAGCACAACAGACACCATCGTAATCATCTTCCTCATCATCTTCACACTGGCCTGCATCATCACCGGCCTCGCACTCGGCGTATGGTGGTATCATGCCAACGGAGCCATGGCCGCACTCCTCGCATGGGCGGTCTATGAAGAAGACAAGAAACAATAACACATAAATCCTTACATCATGACAATCAACACCAAGTTCAACGAAGGCGACATGGTCTTCACCATCGACACCTCCTCGCTCAAGGTCAAGAGCTTCGAGGTCGGCAGAATCTTCACTTCCACTAACGAAGGCAAGACATCAGTGACCATTTATCCCAAAGGCTGTACCTACACAGACATCGGGTACGACGAACGCAAGTGCTTCACCACCGAGACAGAACTCCTGCAACACATCAAATCATAGGCAACGGCGGGTGTAACCGACCCGCCACAATCAGTAAAAAAATGAAATCAAAATCTTTTTCCCATCAGCGTGAAAACGCTGTGTTAACCGCTACGACACTTGCAACTGCCGCCAGCAATATCCTTTTGTGCCTCAACAACTGCACGCCGGAGAACGTTGGTGAAATCCTCAAAGATGTGGTTAATGTATCGGGCACGGCGCAGTTGCTCCTAATCGACTACACCAACCTTCTCCAAGCCGAGTAATCCCCATAGCAAGGTTCTCTAACCAAATGGCGTAAACGTGTATTCCAAGCCGCCGTGGGCATCCAGTGCGCTCCGGCGGCTTTTTCAAAAAATATCCTATGGCAAACATCAAGTATATCATCAGAGGCAAAGACCCCGACACACTGACCACCATCTACGTGACCTCCCGTTTCGGACGGAACGAGAAGCTCATGTACGCCACGCCGCTGAAGGTCGCTCCCCTGTTTTGGGACGACAAACGCCAACGTGTGCGGAACTCCCGTTATTGCGCTTACGCTGATGACGTAAACGCCGCCTTGGTGGCCATATCCTCCAAGGCTGAGACATTCATCGCAGACTCGGCACGGTTGGGAGCACCCGTCACCAAGGAGAGACTGAAAGACGTGCTTGATAGGCATTTCGGGAAGGGCGGAGCAAAGGTCGTGACGTTCCATGAATTCTTTGAATCCTACATCGCCGAGTGCGACACAAGACAGAACGGACACAGGGGAGGCCAAATTGTGACCTACAAGACCAAGAGAGAGTATGCCCGCACACACGAATACATCAGGCGGTTTGAGAAGAAAATCGGCAGGAGGCTCGACTTCGGGGACTTCGACAAGCCCCTCCTCCAGTCCTTTGTCGCATTCCTCCAAGGGCTGAACCTCGCCACCAACACCATCGCCCACAAACTCATTTCCCTGAAAGCCTTGCTCCGAGAGGCCGTAGAGAGGGAGTTGACCGACAACATGAGGTGGCACGGGTTCCGCCATGTCACCGAGGACACCGAGGCCGTCGCCCTTGACGTGAATGAGTTAGAGCGCATAAGGCGGTGCAACCTATCGAAGCATCCGCACCTTGCAGAGATTCGAGACCTCTTCCTCATCGGATGCTGGACTGGCCTGCGCTTCTCCGATGTCATCAGGCTGCGGCCTGAACATATCCACGGCGACCTCATCATCATCCAACAGCAGAAGACGAACAACTACGTGACCATCCCCATCCATCCTGTGTTCCGTGAGATATGGGACAGGTACGGCGGCATCCCCCTGACGATAAGCAACCAGAAATTCAACGACCACATCAAGGAGGTGTGTAAGGCCGCGCGCCTCAGAGAAAAGGTCATGAAGTCCATCACCAGGGGAGGCAAGAAAACAACCACGGTCTATGAGAAGTGGCAGTTGGTGTCCTCGCATACCGGAAGACGCTCTTTCGCCACCAATCTTTACAAGAGCGGATTCCCCTCAATATCCATCATGCAGATAACGGGTCACAAGACCGAGACAGCCTTCTTGAAGTACATAAAAGTAACTCCTGAGGAGCACGCAAGACTGCTCGCCGAGCACTGGAAGAAAACATAA